GATCTTGCAAGAAGTCCGAAGACGAGGAGAAGGCCATGCCGTGAGCGCCTAGGGTGAGCAGTATATTTTTTATGTCGAACTTGTTGCGGAGAAACTCACAGCCAATTTCGAGACAGTTTGGATCACCCCCCGCCATACAGTATTCGTGATAGTTGGGAGTGATAGTGGTCGATCCCCGATAACGGCTCCAGTCGGATGTCTTGGGGTCAACGACAATATTCTTTCCGACACTCATTCGAATGATGTCAGGAATTGATTTTCCGAGGTGCTTATCGTAATCCGATATCAGAATTGTATCGGCACGGGTAATCTTTTCTGGCAAGTACTTCAACAAATCCTGGCCGCAGTCTTTTATTGTTTCGCGGTCAAGTCTCATCACTTGCTGGTTGTTCACCAGATAACGTGTTTTTTGCGTTGTCGTGATGTTTTCTTTTTGAATATGGCAATCAACAGGGCCAAGACATTCGACTAGTCTTGACGAAAACTCGTCGCGGCCTGTGATCCCGCAAAGTGTGACCTTCGCACCTAATGATTGGAGATTGAGGGCGACGTTTGCCGCGCCACCCGCCGCATACTTCGTGTTGGACGGGTTCATCACCGGAACTGGGGCTTCAGGACTGAGCCGGTTAGAGGTTCCGAAAACATAAGTGTCGAGAATGAGGTCACCGACAACTAAAATTGAGAAAGTATCTCCCTCATTATTAATTCTACCATGTTGGTTCATTGGCATCCCGCGATTTGCTCCTCAAATTACAGTGAATTTTTGTTGAAACACTTGACAAGAAATTAGGTTTTAAATCTTGACATGACCGCTTTCTTTTAACGCAATTGATGCTCCCACTAACGCGCTTTGAAGAAGAACATCAAGATGTTCAGTGATCTCTTTTTGCCATCGATGTGCTGTTGAACTGCTCACACCATATTTTTTACCCCACCATGTGCAGGAATGATGAGACTTTTCCCTTGCCCATGTTCTGAGGGTGTCAAAAACAAAGTACTTATCCCGCTTAAACTTTTTTGCCAAGTTCTCCACAAGATGTTCGGAAGCAGAATTAGACCCGCCCAAGTAGTAGGTTGCGATAATGAGGCACTCATCATTCGAACAGACCCGACCAACTGCCCGCCAGATATAGACGGCTTCAGCAAGTTTTTCCCACGGTGACAATGTGGGCATCCATTCAAACGCAGATGTCTTTTTGCTCATCGAATTCATCGATGGCGGCTTTACGATTGGAGAGTTCAGCCGACGGATCGACCAGTGAATGGCATCCGTTGCGCTTGGGAAGATGCCATCATCCATGAAGCGCCCTTTCTATCCACCCAATCGCAAGTCCGTCTTTGATGTGCTTGTCGCAGACCCTGATCACTTTAATGCCCATCAGAGCCGCCTCGTTGTACTTCTCCGCGTCTTTAAGGAAAGAGGAAGCCCTGTTATGCCTTCCTCCACCACTAAGCCATATGCCCCCTTCTACTTCGCAAGCAACTTTTGCAGTACTCCAGAAGAAATCAAACCGCCATTTCCGTGTCTCATGGAAACGCACCTCTCTTTCAGGAATCTCCAAATCGAGAGATTTGATCTGAAAAAGCAGTTTTTCCTCTAAATCACTCATCTGGCCCCCGAAAAAAGACCCCGCTCTGAGAATTCGGAGCGGGGCAAATCACACTGGAGGATGATGAGAAGTTATGAAGGGTTACCCCTTCGGCGTATTGGTGACTCAATCGTGACTGACTTGATGTCACCAAATCTTTTCTTGACCTCAAAAATAACTTCAACCGCGTCCGGCATGTTCGTCTTGATCCATTCCCACTGGGCGCGTTTTGTTTTGAATTTACGTTTGAAATGAGTTCTTTCAGGGTTCTTCTCCTCTGGGTACTCGCCCATGATCGAGGTCTGTTCATCAAGCACCAAAGGCTTTACCCATCGCTGTTGTTTTTAAGTACGCTCGACATCTATCCGACCAAGTTTTTTTGTCTTCCCCTTGTTGGATTCCAAGTCCTAACGCTTCAAGTCGCTCGTAAAGCATTTTTAGATGAGGCCGGTCATAAGTCTTGACCCAATGCCAGTCACACAACGTTCCGGCTTGGGTGTGATGCTTGCCTTTTTCTTTACAATGAACACATGTGTGTGCCGCTTTTGTCTCTTGCTCTTTCTGCTGGGGCAATTCGTCGTGCCACCTTTCCTGATTGATCCAAGTGCTAGGATTCGGTCGGCTAGGAAGGAAAACTCCGGCCTTCTTCCGCATGTATTCATCTGGGAACTCATCAGTGATTCGCTTTCGATGTTGTTCTTGCGCTTTGATCTCGCGCATAATCTTTTCAGAAAATTGATTCCAGTTTTCCGGATCAATCTGTTTGAATTTTTTCTTCCAAGCATCTCTGGCGGCTCCCTTGCCAACCTTCTTCTTATTGATTGACCAAAACTGTTCAAAAAGTTCGGTCAATTTGTCTTCTTGTTCTTTGTTCAACTTCTTCAAATCTTTCTCCTTAAAAAACCCATACCCCTTCCCTGCAACCGCTTTCGCAGTAGTCACGCTCTATCGAATTGCTTCTCTTTGTCGGGTCGCGTGACCAAGACAGACCGACGGAGATGGGCGGCAGGGTTACCGGCGCAGGGTTTTATCCTTCCCTGCTCTAGTCTCCGAACTCCTTTTTTCGCCCGTCCAATCAAGGGGTCAGGTCAAAGGCAACCTATGAAACAAGGGTTTTTCTAAAAGAAATACCACTTACATCACTGTTCACACCACTTACTTTACACCCTCGATTTGCTCTTTAACAGAACGTCGCTAAAAAACTTCTTGCTTTAGATGTCAACGTCATTTAATCTTGTGTCACTTGCTTTACAGTAAGAAATGGAGAACTTCAGAAAAATGCAGAATTTGTTTTTAAATCCACTTATGGAAGAGATTCCAGAATTCATGATTGCGAACAGCAATCACACCGCCAAAGGCGCATGGCGAAGCAATCACCACCCTGCGCCGCTCGGATGTTCAAAGGGCAACACCACCGCGACTGGACGAGCAACCTCGGAGGACATCGCAAGCGGATGGGCCGGTCACTTGACGATCCGACAAATGAAAGATCGATTGGATCGATTTAGTGAAATTTCAACCGGCAACACTCTCGACAACTACCGCAAGACACTATTCAATTTGCAGTGGTCAAGGTGTTGGCAACTTCGTGCGCTAAAAGGTTGGACGCCGCTTGCGGCAATCGACCTTGATTTGCACGAGAAGCACGAATATCACTTTGACGACGTTGACAACTTTGGCGCTCCACACTGGTGGACGCTGAGTCAACTTTTTTGGTGCAAGAGTTAGGGGACACCTTTTTTAAAAATCCCCAAATACCAATGGATGATGAGAATGACAAAATTAGCGCGTAGGATTAAAAAAGCGCGGGAAGCAAAAGGAATGACAAGAAATCAACTTTCAAAAGAAATCGGAGTTAGCCGCGCCGCAATCTCACAATGGGAAAGCGGGGCTACAACCGATCTGAAGGCTAGATTTCTTTTTCCACTTGCGAAGGCATTGGAGGTTGACCCAACAGAACTTTATTGGGGTACTCCATCAATTCCAGAGCAACTAAGGCTGACTCCGCTTAAATTTGTACCGCTTCTGACTTATGACGATATCGGAGAAAATTTGGAAGAAACAGGTGAGGTCATTCCGACCAGCGCCGATCACGCGACGTTTGCCGTGAAGATTTCAGGGGATGCAATGTCCCCACGTTTTCAAGACGGTTGTATTGTTGTGTTTGACGCGGACGCAGAACCAGTTTCTGGGAACTGCATCATTGCGGAAATCGATAACCGGATGTTCCGCCAATTCAATCAGGAAGGTGGTCTTGTTTCGTTGACAGCACTTAACGAAAAGTACCCCACTATCCAATGTAAAAAATCAGATATGAAATGCCTTGGAGTCGCAGTTCAAAAAATAGAAAGCGTCTGACTAAATTTAGGAAGACTTTGTAACCCCGCTCCGGCGGGGTTTTTTTATGTCTTGGTAAGTCTTGTTAACGATTGGTAAGTCGTGTTAACATTCGGATATGCCGAGATACGAAAATAAAAAATACCTTGAGTGGGTTAGAACCCAGCCATGCGTCATATGTGGACATGAAGCATGGGATGGCAATGACATGATCGCTCACCACGCCATTTCAATTGCGGGTCTTCAAATTGGGGGCATTGGAACAAAGGCTTCCGATGCTTTATCCATGCCGATGCACGTTCTGTGCCATCGAAAATTTCACGATCAATTCCACCTTCACAAAGAGGATCAAGCGATATGGCTGATGAAATTTCTTCAGACATCCCTGACGCATCAGTTGACCCAAACGTCCTAATCGACCGGAAGTTTTTACACTACGCGATCTTTGATGTTTCGGATGACATCATCGACCCATTGATTGGAATTCTCCGCAAGTACATCGGGGGAAAGCCTATGACTGCTGAAGAACATGCAATTGCACACCTCATCGCCGAACAAGCCATTCTCGTGGAGAAAGATGATGAGTCTGATTGATGATGAAGCAGTTGAATCTGCCCTACTTTATCTCGCGTCAACAGATGAGGAATGCGCGAGAGCCAAAGCGATGATGAAACGTCTTGATCACGAGCGAAACACAGCAAGGTCACTTGCGATGCTTGAGATCGATGAAGATGTCGCGAAATACACCAAGAAGATGACGGTCGCCGCGAAGGAGTCGCTTGCATATACCAGCAAACGGTATCAAGAGTGGTTGGAGATGTTTGGAGATGCCGTCGCGGACTACGAGATTCTAAACAACAAACGAGCAACTGAAATTGCCCGAATTGAGGTTTGGAGATCAGAACAAGCCAACAGAAGAAGAGGAAACACATGAACCCAATCCAAATTACACCCGAAAGCCGATCCTTAAAGAGTTTGGTTGAGGAAGAGCCTGTCGTTACCAACGAGGGGTTCGTAATGTCGGAACAGAACTCCCATCTTTTCGCATCTCTTGCGAAAGCGCAGGGAGAAATCGACGCGGCAGTCAAAGATAAAGTAAACCCGTTTCACAAAAGCAGATATGCCGACATCCACTCCATCGGTCAAGCAGTTAAGGAACCACTGGCAAACAACGACCTGTTTTACATGCAGTTGTGGGAGAAAGGATCGTCGTTCAACGAGGTAAAAATTCGAACGATGATCGGCCATAAAAGCGGGGAACACATCATGTTCACTTCATCGATGCGTGTTGCGAACCCAGAGGATATTCAAAAAACTGGTGCGGCTTTGACTTACGGAAAACGGTTTGCTTTGTCGGGCGCACTTGGCGTAACCAGCACCGAGGCACAGTTCGATCAAGATGCAAGCGAACACATACCACAAAAAGCAGAGCCGGTTATTTCTAACAAAGAAGTTGAAAAGAAATTAATAGAGGCATCAAAGAAAGGAGAGGTCAGTTTAACTGTTGCGTGGAAGAAGTTGAGCCAGAAAGAACGGAACGCCTTTCCTGCCGCTGATTTTTCAAAATTAAAGAAGGAGGCAAAAAATGCAGGAAGTGGAGCAAAGAACGCCGGAGTGGTTCGCGCTTCGGGAAAACCGGCTAACGGCTAGTGACTTTGCGTCAGCCATCGGACTAAAGACGGCCTACGACTCACGGGCTGGATGTTGGAAAAAAAAGAAAGGAATTAAGAAGGTCGAAATTAATGAATTTATGGCATTCGGAATTGAGCAAGAAGATAAAGCAAAGTTTGATTATGAGCGTCTTTCGGGCAATGTCTCTTTTGATCGCGGCTTTGTTGTTCATCCTCGTCACGATTGGCTGGGTTGCTCTCCTGACGGCGTTATCAATCAGGTGGTTTGCCACGAAATTAAGTGTCGCATGGCCGAACCCTTTGACAGAATTCCTCTCAAGTACTTTCCACAAATTTTCGGCCAACTGGCCTGTACTGAAATGGAAGACTGTCACTTCCAGTCATGGTCACCGCAAGGAACCAGAGTCTGGTCAGTGAAATGGAACGAAGATTATTGGAACTGGATGTTCCCTTACCTTGAAGAATTTTGGAATTTTATTGAAAACAATGTTGAACCACCACGGAGAAGCAGAATTGAGTACCCAGAAGAAATCGAAAGCAACTTACTCTTTGAAAGGAGTTAATTACACAATCACTTCGGAGGGTTATATCCCCTCCTACAACTATAAGGATTTGATTCAATGTCCGGTGAAGGTAATGCCAGAAAGAAGAAATAGCGACAAATTTCCCAATCCAGTCCGCAACGCAGAAGGTCGATTAATTTTTATGTTGCCCGGAGGAATCGAGATCGCACCAAAAGATGCCGGACACCGGATTGTGGCATTTGAAGAGAGCAATGGAAACGAAAGGAGAGCATATTAGATGAGCAAAGGCTTGAGAGATAATCGCTTTACGTTGGCAAAAGCGAAGAGCAAAACAGAGGATTGGCAGTCTGATTACAACGGTAAAGTGAACATTGTTTGCTCCAACTGTGGTGAGGCTAATCATGCCTACTTGAATGGATACATCAATAGCAACGACTACGGCAAGTATTTTTCAGGGCCGTTGAAGCACTTTCAACCCACTGTCGAGCCGGTTGAGAATGAAATGCTCTCACAGGAAGAGCAGTCACAAGACTTGGATGAAGACATCCCGTTTTAAATTATGCAAAGACTTTTGTCACGAAAGGAATCTATGAAGTACTTGGGGATAAAAGTGTGGACTTTTGACCATGTAGTTTCCCCTTTTATTCCAGAGGTTCGCATTGGCCGTAAAAGATTTTTCGATCTACTAGACCTTGAACATTATGTCGAGCAAAATAAATGTGCCGTTGGTGGGCCTCGGAGAAAATTAGCATGTCAGGACTTACAAAACGAGGTTCAAATTGGTACATCAAGAAAGTCGTTAAGTGCGGATCGAAACAGATGGAAATTCGAGAAAGCACAGGAACAAGCAACCGCAAGGAAGCGCAAGAAATCTTAAACGCGAGGGTTGCGGAAGTTAGGGAAGAAATGTTGTATGGGAAGCAAGGCTCTTGGACAATGGAGCAAGGGTGCGCTCGTTACCTTGAAGAAAGGAGGGACGATCAGATCGAAGATGCCATGAACCACACAAAAATTATTGTGAAGTACTTGGGAAAAGTTGAGATGAAATACATTCACATCAGCCATCCCCGTGTGGAGAAACTAATTCGTGATCGATTGAATGAGGGAAAGAAGATAAACACCGTGAATCACACGCTTAAAGTTATAAGAAAGATTTTAAACGATGCGAGTCGGGCGTGGAGGGATGAGGACGGGTTGCCGTGGTTGGGCGCTCCTCCTTTGATCAAACTTCTAACGGAGGATGACAGGCGCAAACCGGCTACCACACCGGATGCCTCGAAAGGTTACGCCTTATCGCGTCAGGAAGAAACGGAGTTGTTCCGCCATCTTCCTGATCGGTTAGCGAAAGCATTAAGATTCTCTTTGCATACCGGAGTTCGAGAAAGTACGGTGGTTAACTTGAGGTGGGAATGGGAAGTGGTCATCCCAGAGTTGGGAATTTCTGTGTTTGATGTTCCCGCGCGTTACATGGGCAAGAAAGTGAAAGGAGGCAAAAACGGAGAGGATCACCGGATCGTGTTGAATTCTGTTGCCTTACAGGCAGTGGAAGAATCGCGAGGTGAACATCCAGAGTTTGTTTTCACGAGAATTGTAGGCGGGAAAATCGTCAAATATGGGGAAGTTGAAAAACTTTATCAGGCGGAGTGGAGGAAGGCAGTAAAAGCGGCTGGGTTGCGGGATTGTCGCGGCTCAAACGCCCACTTTCGAATCCACGACTTGAAGCACACCTTTGGAAGCCGACTTAGGGCTATGGGGGTAGATTTCGAGGATAGGCAGGACTTGCTAGGGCATAAAAATGGAAGCGTCACAACGCTTTACAGTGGCGCTGAAACACTTAACCTGTTGGATTCTGCCGAGAAGGTTGTCGAGTGGTATTCGGTGAAGCCAAAGTTGTCAATCAGCGCCGCGTCCCATACACGTCCCAGTGTGGGACAAAACAGTCAGGCGGTTTTAGTTAGAACGTCTGCAAGCAGATGAAAATAAAAGATAAATATGGTGGGGCGTGCAGGGATCGAACCTGCGACCACCTGATTAAAAGTCAGGACGTCTTTACCCATACATCAACTATATCAATAACTTAGCAAATGGTCTACCAACGGCTATGCGCTGTTTTAACGAGGTAAGAATAGGTGAGTAAAGATACAGAAGTCCCAACCACGTCCCAGTCGGTATTCGATGGATTTGATGAAGACGAGGAATTTAACGAAACCCTGTTTCACACAAACGGAAGACCTAGACTTTCTTCTCAACAACTTGAGGAGATTAGTGTTGAGATCAGGGAGGGAACCTCATTCACAAAAATTGCAGAAGACTTTAAAGTTTCCTACGCCAGCATTCAAAACATCAATGAAGGTAATACACACAAATACCGTATCGCAAATTTTGAATATCCGATTAGGCCGAGCAAGAAAAGGATACTTGAACTAAGTAAGAGGCGTCATCGGGAAAGAACGGCCCCAGAGAATCTCGATCCATACCGAGCGTTTGGGTGGGGTGGCCGTTTTAGCCAGACTTTCCGCCGGTAATCACGTCCCACTCTATCTCAGACGTGTAATCGGTTGAGTCGCGCACCTCGACTTCTTGTTTTACCTCTTTAGGCATCATGGCGACAGCAATTCGGACGTATGTTGAGATATCATCTTCACGCACTTTACGAATTGCTTCGTCACCGTTGTCCATCCAATCAGCATAGAACGCATCGACAAGTGCTTCAGACATCTTGTCTCTAGAGCCACGCGGTCTTCCCTTTCGATTAATTCGAGGGTCGCCTTTTACAAATGGCTTGCCAGTACCTTTTTGTTTTCCTGCAACTTTCATTTGAGTTCCTCCGGTAGATACTCCTGAAGTTCTGCGCGTAAATTATGTAGTTCTGTTGATGCGTCTGAGAATGCGCCCTGTTCAGAAAGTTTCATAAAACATATCGCCAACTTTGAACGCATGGTTTTAGCCTCAAGAAGATTTCTTTGAAAAATACCAACGGGAACTAATTTGACAGGCGCTAGTTTCATCTTTTTTTTAAATTCCATATCCATATTTCTCAACGAGAAACTTGTTTAATTCTTTTTTCTCATATTTGCGGCAGAGGTAACGGTATGACAATTCCATCATGTCGTAGTCGCCTCCCTCTACATCATTTAGCATCACGACTCCACGCCAACTTTCTTTTGCTTGCGGCCCCAGATATCCTTCCTTATGAAGGTATCCAGAGCCAACGATAAGCATTCGATGAACATCGCCAGTTGGGGTCGATCTTGCCGCTACAAATTTCCCTTGTCTGTGGCCCATCACTCCAGAGATTCCAATATTTTTTAGGATCGACTCAGCCGATCCACCGTAGGCTCTTCCGGTGTAGGCGTTATAGTAATAGTGGGTAAAGTGGACACCAGCAATTCCAAATACTTCTTTGAATGGGTGAACAATCCAACCCTCTGTGTTGAGTGTCTCTAACGACAAAAACTCATCAAGAACAATATTGTCATCGCAATATCTGCGTATTCTGTCTTCGTGATTTCCATGCAACAGATGAAACTCGGGAAGTTTTCGTACACCTTTCAGATGTTTCCAAAACAAAGCCATTGCATCATCACCAGCACGAATGTCTTGTAGAACTGTTTTGTTCTGAAGTTCTTTTTTGCTTGAGTAACTGGACAGAGAGGGCATGTCCCAGTGATCTCCCAGATGCACCACATGAGTAGGCTTGTACTCTTTTATGCACTTAGCGATCCACTTGAAGTGGTCTAACGGAACACCTTGTTTTACCTGAGTATCAGGAATGACTAGTATCTTGATCAACAGTTTCTCCACACGGTATCTTCTTGAGAAGAACCTCAACAGAAACAACCATTCCTTTCGGAATTCTGTTCAGTCCTCCCCAAACCCCAGTGTCAGGCAAGTGAGAATTTGCAAGAATGTAAAAATCAGTTTTCTTACTTGGCTTTTCGACGAGGTATCCAACAGTGTGAATGATCCATGACGGATTCTTTTTTTTATAATCTTCTAAGTTTGTCCAGCCTGAAGTTTCATCCGCATCAACCCAGCCAACTTTGACTAAATCGTGCGTACATATCACTTCTCTTTTCCCTTGAACTTTACAGGGCCGGGAAGTAGCCACGAAAACAGCATAGGCACAACCACGATGAGTATCAGGGCATATCCCCCTGTCTCAACCAATTGCCCTAGTAATGTGAAAAAATTATCTGGCGCACAGTCCATACCTTCCGATCCCTTTATTGATGTACGCATCATTAAATCAGCGCCGACTGATGTAACCAGTGCTGTTCCTGATGCCGCTAAAACGGCTGGTGCTGTGCCTCCAGTAACTGCTCCGATTGCTCCAGCCCCTAACGCCGCGCTTCCAACAACCACGCCTTTTTTAACTGATGAGCAACCCGCTATAAGTAATAATACACCTACGAATGCAAGTTTCTCAGTTGCTAAAAGTTTTGACGAAGGCTGAAAAATATTTTTTATCAGATGTCTCAACGTCCTTCGCTCCTCCATATCTCCACGCATTTAAAAACTTTTTCATGTCTTGATCAGATTGATTCCAGACGAGTTCAAGAAGTTTCTTGGCAACTTGTTTGTAAAGTTGTTTATCTAAGTCGCTTGTCAGTTCGCCTGAACCTCCGTAATCAAACCTTTTCTCGTAACCAGTTCGGTTAGGCTCATTTCCATACTTAATAAATTTTTCACCTTGATCAATAAACCTCTCAACGTATTGCCTCTCAGGCTTGTTAAGATTTAATTGACTCTTTGCTGACCGCATAAGACCTGTGGTGATCTGCAATGGGCCATAAGCCGTTGATCCACCTTTAGGCCGAACACGAGTTCTAATGAAGTCATCTCCAAATCGAGACAGTCCTCGGAACTCAGCGGCATTAATTGACTCGTAAAGCCGATCATTGAGTTCGGCTTTTTCTTGGCCTTTCACAATCGCAGACTGCAATAACGCAACGTCATAATCTTCGTCGCCACTTGCTTCTGCATCGCTTATGATTGACATTGAAGACTTCTTCTGGTCTTTCTCAAAGTTCTTCCGGAAATCAATTAATTTTTTTGCGCTCGTATTTTTTAACTCAATTAGTTCATCAATCTTTTTGCGCTTGGCGTCCGGAGTCATTTCTTCAGAGTCATAAATACTGGTAATCATTCTTCCGATGTCACCCATCTCACGACGCATATCGTCATAGGATGAACGCCATTTAAATGTTTCACCGTTATCTGCAAGCCAATCTGCATACTCCTGTTCAGTTCCATCACCATCGGCAAATGATTTGTACTCTTGATACAGCCTTTGCATATCCTTAAACTCTTCCCAGAAAAGGTTGACGTTTGCATCCCCTTTCATTGGCATCTGTTTATAAAAACTTGAGATCGGAGCGAGTCCAAATAGGTTCTTTGCATTGGGAGTGCTGTCATCTAATCTCGATGTTGGTTCAGGCGCACCATCCGTCAAAACAATGTCTGCCCATCCAGCAACCGTAATGCCTAACCATCCAAGGTAACCTCGCATAAGGTGATCTATCTGAACTGGTGATAGTGGCGCTTCACCAGTCGGTGAAAGGTTGTACATCAAACGTGATGCCGCCTTGGACAACTCAGTACTATTCTGGCGATACATCTTGTGCTTTAATTTTCCAGCAACTCTCCATCCTTCGTTTTCAATTCTCTGATCACGGAAAGAGTCATAATTGAATCCGATTTCCAGTGCTGGCTTGAATGCTTGGAATCTCCAGTCGAAGGCC